ACGCAGATCGTCGAGCTCGCCTCGGGCGACGAGGAACGCAACGCCAGCTGGGCGAACTCGCGCCGCCGTTACGACGTCGCCTACGGCATCCGCCGCGCTGACGATCTGGCCGCCGTCGTCGCCTTCTTCGAGGCGCGCAATGGCCGCCTGCATGGCTTCCGCTTCAAGGACTGGGGCGATCACAAGTCCTGCCTGCCTTCGGGTACGCCGTCGCCCACCGATCAGTCGATCGGCACCGGCGACGGCGCGACGACCGCCTTCCAGCTGGTGAAGCGCTACGCCTCGGGGGCGCAATCCTGGACGCGCGCCATCGCGAAGCCGGTGACGGGCACCGTGCGTATCGCGCTCGGCGGGGTCGAGCAGCCCTCCGGCTGGTCGGTCGACACCGCCACCGGCGTGGTCACCTTCGGCACCGCGCCGGGCGCTGGCATCGCCGTCACAGCGGGCTTCCAGTTCGACGTGCCCGTCCGCTTCGACACCGACGTGCTCGACGTGACGCTCGACCTCGAACGGCTCGGCTCGATCACCTCCATTCCGCTGCTGGAACTGCGCCGATGAAGACCCTCGATCCCGCCCTGCAGGCCCATCTCGACGAGGGCACGACGACGCTCGCCTGGTGCTGGCGGATCGCGCGCGCAGACGGCGTCACCTTCGGCTTCACCGATCACGACCGGACGCTCAACTTCGACAACACCGACTTCGAGCCGGAGAGCGGACTGACGGCGTCCGAGGTCCGTTCTGGTTCGGACCTGTCGGTCGATGCGCAGGACGCCGAGGGCGTGCTGACCTCGGACCGGATCACCGAGACCGACATCCTCGACGGCCGCTGGGATAACGCCGAGGTCGAGGTCTGGCGGGTGAACTGGGCCGATACGAGCCAGCGCGTGCTGATGCGCCGGGGCGCCATCGGCCAGATCCGGCGCGGGCGGTTGGCCTTCGTCGCCGAGGTCCGCTCGCTCGCCCATGTGCTGGGCCAGACGGTCGGGCGGACATTCCAGGCGACCTGCGACGCCGCGCTCGGCGATGCGCGCTGCGGCGTCGATCTGGAGGCTCCCGCCTTCAAGGGCACCGGCGGTGTCATTGATCTCCTGCGGGAACGGGCGTTCACGGCCTCCGGGCTCGGTGGGTTCGCCTCCGGCTGGTTCACCTTCGGTACGCTGGACTGGACGAGCGGCGCGAACACGGGACGGCGCACCGAGGTGCTGGGCCATGACGTGACGGACGGCATCGCTGTGCTGACCCTGCTCGAAGCGCCGGTGCGCGCGATCGCCGAGGACGATGCCTTCACCATCCGCGCCGGATGCGACAAGCGCATGGAGACCTGTGGCGCGAAGTTCGCCAACACGGCCAATTTCCGCGGCTTCCCGCACATTCCCGGCCAGGACGCGGTCCTGCGCTACGCCACCAAGGATGGCGGGCATGAGGGGACCGTGCTGTGACCTCCGCCGATCCCGCCCGCGTCATCGCCATTGCGCGCTCCTGGCTGGGCACGCCGTATCACGACCAGGCCAGCCTGCGCGGCGTCGGCTGCGACTGCCTCGGGCTGGCCCGGGGCGTCTGGCGCGAGGTCGTCGGTCCCGAGCCGTTCCCGATCCCGCCCTACAGCCGGGACTGGGGCGAGACGGGCCCGCGCGAAGTTCTGGCGGACGGTGCGCGGCGGATGATGGTCGAGGTGCCGCCCGCCGAGGCAGGCCAAGGCGCGCTGGTGCTGTTCCGCATGAAGCCGCGCGCCATCGCCAAGCATGTCGGGATCCTGACCGCGCCCGACAGCTTCCTCCACGCCTATGAGCGGCTCGGCGTGATCGAGGAACCGCTCACCAACGCTTGGCGGCGGCGCATCGCCTTCGCCTTCATTTTCCCGCAACGCTGAGAACCGAAAATGGCCACCCTCGTTCTCGGCGCGGCCGGCGCCGCCATTGGCGGTTCGATCGGCGGCGCAATCCTCGGCGTCAGCGCCGCGACCATCGGTGGCTTCATCGGTTCCACGATCGGCTCTGTCGTCGACAGCTGGATCAGCTCGTCGCTGACGCCCACGCAGCGCATTGAGGGCGCGCGGCTCGACAGTCTCCGTATCACGTCCTCAACCGAAGGCGCGGTCATCCCGCGGCTCTACGGCCGCATGCGCATGGGCGGCAACATCATCTGGGCGACCGATTTCCGCGAGGAGACGAAGACCACCACGCAGGGCGGCGGCAAGGGCGGCGGAGGCGGCAAGGTCAAGACCACCGAGTACCTCTACTATGCCTCCTTCGCCGTGGCGCTTTGCGAGGGCCCGATCACCGGGATTGGCCGCATCTGGGCCGATGGCAAGCCGATGGACCTCTCCGGCGTGACCTGGCGCTGGTATCCCGGCGACGAGGCGCAGACGGCCGATCCGTTCATCGCGGCGAAGATGGGTGCGGCCAACACGCCCGCCTATCGCGGCACCGCCTATGTGATCTTCGATGAGCTGGCGCTGTCGACCTATGGCAACCGCCTGCCGCAGCTCTCCTTCGAGGTGTTCCGGCCACTCGCCGATCCCGACACCGCCGAAGGGCTGACCCGCGCCGTCACCATGATCCCGGCCTCGGGCGAGTTCACCTATGCGACGCAGGCGATCCGAAAGACCGATGGCGGCGCGACGGTGCCGGAGAACCTGAACGCGCTGGCCGACTCCACCGACATGGTGGAGGCGCTGGACCGGCTGCAGGCCATGGCGCCGAAGGTCGAGAGCGTCAGCCTCGTCGTCGCCTGGTTCGGCGACGATCTGCGCGCGGGCTCCTGCAAGGTGCGGCCGGGCGTCGAGGTGTCGGCCAAGTCAACCACGCCCGCCAGCTGGTCGGTCAACGGCGTCAGCCGCGCCAATGCCTTCCTCGTCAGCCGCGACGATCAGGACCGCCCCGTTTATGGCGGCACGCCGGCCGACTTCGCCGTTGTACAGGCCATCCAGGAGATAAAGGCGCGCGGGCTGCGGGTCACCTTCTATCCCTTCATCCTGATGGACGTGCCGCCCGGCAACACGCTGCCGAACCCGTATTCCGACAACGCCGCCGGGACGGGGCAACCCGTCTTTCCCTGGCGGGGGCGGATCACCTGTTCGCCTGCCGCTGGCTTCGCCGGGACCGTGGACAAGACCACCACGGCCGCAAGCCAGGTCGCGGCGCTGTTCGGCGCGGCCACGCCCGCGAGCTTCAGCGTCTCGGGTCCGTCGGTGTCGTGGATCGGGCCATCCGGCGACTGGGGCCTGCGGCGCATGGTGTTGCACTATGCCCATCTCTGTGCCGCGGCGGGCGGGGTGGATGCGTTTCTGATCGGCACCGAGATGCCGGGGCTGACGACGATCCGCTCGGGCGCGTCCACTTATCCGGCCGTGCAGGCCTATCGGGATCTGCTCGCGGATGTGCGCTCGATCGTCGGTGCCGGGACCAAGATTGGTTACGCGGCGGACTGGAGCGAGTATTTCGGCCACCAGCCAGGTGACGGATCGGGCGACGTGTTCTTTCACCTCGACCCCCTCTGGGCCGATCCCGAGATCGATTTCGTCGGCATCGACAACTACATGCCGCTCTCCGACTGGCGGGACGGCTTCGAGCATGCCGATGCAAAGGAGGGCTGGCCCGCGATCTACGACCGGGCCTACCTGCAGGGCAACATCGCCGGCGGGGAAGGCTTCGACTGGTTCTATGCCAGCGCGGCTGACCGCACCGCGCAGGTCCGCACCGCGATCACCGATGGTGGTGAGGCGGGGAACGCCACCGGTTCGAGTGACCCGCCGAACGGCAAGCCGTGGGTGTTCCGCTACAAGGATCTGCGCGCCTGGTGGTCGAACCCGCACTATCATCGCCCGGGCGGGGTCGAAAGCGGCACGCCGACGGCGTGGGTGCCGCAGTCGAAACCGATCTGGTTCACCGAGCTGGGCTGCCCGGCCATCGACCGGGGCACGAACCAGCCAAATGTCTTCTTCGACCCGAAGTCGTCGGAGAGCTTCACGCCGCATTTTTCGCGGGGCTGGCGGGATGACGCGATCCAGCGCGCCTATCTCGAGGCGACCTATCTCTGGTGGGGCGAGGCAGCGAACAACCCGGTGTCCTCGGTCTACGGCGGCCGGATGGTGCATGTGCCGGAATGTGCCGCCTGGACATGGGACGCGCGGCCCTATCCCTTCTTCCCGGCGCTGACCGACGTCTGGACGGACGGCACGAACTGGCGGCTCGGGCACTGGCTGACCGGGCGGCTGGGAGCGGTGTCGCTGGCGGCGCTCGTGCGGCACCTCTGCCTGCGCGCCGGGCTGCCCGAGGACCGCATCGACGTCACCGGGCTTTGGGGCGCCGTCGAGGGCTACGCCATCACCGCTCTCGAAAGCCCGCGCGCTTCGATCACCACGTTGTCGCGGCATTTTGGCTTCGACGCCGTGGAGACCGAGGGGGTGATCCGGTTCGTCATGCGCGGCCGGGCCTCTGTCGCCACCCTCGCGCCCGACGATCTGGTGGCCGCCCGCGAGGGCGACGTGCTGGAGCTCACGCGCGGCCAGGAGACCGAACTGCCCCAAGCCCTGAAATGGCAGCTCGCCCGCGCCGACGAGGATTACGACGCGGCCCTCGTCGAGGCCCGGCGCATCACCGTCGACACGACCCGGATCGCCTCCGAGTCCTTCCCGATGGCGGTGCCACCCGAGGAGGCCGAGCGGCGTTGCCGCCGCGCCCTGATGGAGGCGTGGGTCGGGCGCGAGACGGCGGCGGTCCGATTGCCGCCCTCGCGCCTCGCGCTCGACCCTGCCGACGCGATCCGGCTCGCGCATGACGGGCGGCTGGTCGATCTGCGGCTCGTCTCCATCGCCGACGCCGAGGCGCGCGGGATCGAGGCGGTGCGCCAGGACCGGGCGACCTACGATCTGCCGCCCGGCGATCCCCGCGCGGCGTCGCTGACGCGGGCGGTCGTGTTCGGCGCGCCGGATGCGGTGCTGATGGACCTGCCGCAGCTGACCGAGGACCAGCCCGCGCATCGACCGTTTGTGGCGGCGCACGCTCTTCCCTGGCCAGGCGAGATGGCGGTGTTCCGCAGCCCGTCGACCGATGGCTTCGAGCTGCTGACCACGTTTGGCAGCCGCGCCCGGATGGGGGCGCTGGTCTCCGACCTCTACGCCGGGCCCACCTCGCGCTTCGACCTCGGCAATGCTCTGGTCGTCGATCTGCTGACCGGCACGCTGGAAAGCGTCACAGACCTGACTCTGTTCGGCGGCGCCAACGCGCTGGCCATCGAGACCGCGCCCGGCGTCTGGGAGATCGTGCAGGCAGGCGCGGCGGAGCTGCTGGCGCCGGGTCGGTATCGCCTGACCCGCTTGCTGCGGGGCCAGCGGGGTACAGAAGGCGCGATGGGCAACCCGGCCCCTGCAGGCGCGCGGGTCGTCGTGCTTGACGACAGCCTTGCATCGCTGCCCATTGCCGAGGCCGCTCTCGGCATCCCGTGGAACTGGCGCATCGGTCCCTCGAGCCGCCCGGTCAGCGACGAGACCTATGTGGGGCAGACCTTCACGCCTGAGGGCGTGGGGCTGCGGCCGTTCTCGGTCGCGCATGTCGAGCAGCCATGGCGCAGGCCTCGCGTTCCCGGCGATCTGACCATCGGCTGGACGCGCCGGTCCCGCACTCTTTCCGCCGACAGCTGGGGCGGGCTCGAGGTGCCGATGGCCGAGGAACTGGAAGCCTACGAGGTCGAGATCCTCGACAGCGCCACCGTGAAGCGGGTGCTGAGCGCGACCACAACCAGCGCGGTCTACACCGCCGCCCAGCAGACCTCCGACTGGGGCGGGCCGCTCGGCCCCGGCGACACACTCGACATCCGCATCTTCCAGCTTTCCGCCCTCGTCGGGCGGGGCGCGCCGAAGACCGTCACACTCTTGTTCTGAAGGTTTTTTCCCATGTCTGACGCCACGACCCATCTCCTGCTGCCCTACATCATGGCGGCGCAGGCCCAGAAGCACGTTACCCACAACGAGGCGCTGCGGATCCTCGACGGGCTCGTGCAGCTCTCGGTGCTCGACAGAGACCTGACTGCGCCGCCCGCCAGCCCAACCGATGGCGACCGCTACATCGTCGCCTCCGGCGCGACGGGCGACTGGGCGGGCTGGGACCTGAACGTGGCGCTCTGGACGGACGGGGCGTGGCTGCGCCTGCCGCCGAGGTCCGGCTGGCGGGCGTGGGTCGAGGACGAGGGCCTGCTGCTGGTCTATGACGGCACGAGCTGGATCGGCACCACACCGGACGTGCTGCAGAACCTTGCGCTGCTCGGGATCGGCACCACGGCCGACGCCTCGAACCCGTTCTCGGCCAAGCTCAATGCGGCGCTCTGGACGGCGAAGACCGTGGCCGAGGGCGGCACCGGCGATCTGTTCTACACCATGAACAAGGAGGCCGCGGGCGACGATCTCGGGCTGACCCTGCAGACCAGCTTCGTCACCAAGGCGCTGGTTGGGCTGTTCGGTTCGGACAGGTTCCGCTTGGCGGTCTCGGCCGACGGCAGCACCTTCTTCGACGGACTCAGCGTCGACAACGCCACCGGCATCGTCGACCAGCCACGGCTGCCGCGCTTCAAGGCGTACACGAACTACGACAACTACGTCGGCGTCGGGACCTGGACGAAGATCGGGCTGAACAACACCGACTATAACGATCAGGGCGCCTTCGACGCCGCGAACAACCACTTCGTGGCGCCCGTGGACGGCACCTACCTCTTCGGCGCGACGCTCATGTACAAGGTCAATGCCAGCACCACCGCCCGCATGCGGGGGCGGCTCGTCCTGAACGGCGCGACCGAAATCCGCGGCTCCCTCGGCGAAATCTCCGCCACCCATGTCTCGCTCGCCACTGCCATCTGGCTGCAGACCATGGTGCCGCTGACGGCCGGCGATACCGTCGAGCTGCAGGGGTATTTCCGGGTCGCGGACGGCTACTTCGCGGCCGACCACACGTCCTTCTGGGGCTGCAAGATCGGCTGAGCGGCCGAAGGAGGCTTCGATGACCCCACCCCGATCCGAGGGTTACGTGCGCATGCCCGACGCCGAGTTCGAGGCGATCCTGACGCGGGCGGCCGAGGAAGGCGCCAAGCGCGCGCTCGCCGATGTCGGGCTTGACGGCGACGAGGCCGCGCTCGACATCCGCGATCTGCGCTCCCTCGTTGATTGCATCCGGCTGGTGCGCCGCACCGCCATGCAGACCGCCGTCCGCATGATCACCACCGGCGTCATGCTGGCGCTGCTCGCCGGCATCGCCATCAAGCTCAAGATCTTCGGCGGCGGCCCGTAG